ATCATCGCCCCAATCAATTCATTTAGCGCCTCGGTAAAGTCAGACACCACAACGGCAGGTAATTTGGTGTGGCCCCCAAAACGCAGTTCATTGGTCGCCTTGATCATGGCTTCCTGTGCTGCCTTCACCCGGTCGACCCCGGTTTTCGGCGGTTCAACAGGCTTGAACAGTTCGCGGAACTTGGTTGACGCCATCGCACCAAGGTCATTGTTGCTGTCATAGTAGGTGGTGATCTCGGTTCCGTCTTGAGTGACGTGTTCATCAAGCTGCTGAACCGATTTGCCGCTGGCGTCTTTGTGGGTTGCTTTAAACGTGTTCATACCAATGCCACCCAATCTTCTGCCAAGATATCTTCGATGTTGATGCTCGGCACTGCGTGAGTCATCCCTGTCAGCCCGTTTGAGTTTACGACCCATAGGTGGCCGTCTTCCAGCTTATAGGTTAGCACCTCTTGGCTGCGTTGAACGGTCTTGCCCTCTTTCAGGCAATCAAGTGCGGCTTGAAAATCCATTTGTGTTTCTCCTTGTGGCCAAGGGTGGCACGGGAACCGCCGTGTTGTCAATCCCCTGTTGTAATAGACGCCTTACAAGGGGCGGACGGCGGGGTAGTGTTTGTCAACTATAGTTTACAGGCGTTTTAGCGGGCCGGAAAATTTAGGGTAAAGCCCCCCGCCGCGTTATGCAATTCGTTTGGGGGCTGCCCCGCCTCGTGGTTCGTGATTTGCGTGTGCTGCGACGCACAATAGTCCGTGTACGGATGATGTGAAGATCATCAGTGTACGGATGAATTGCTGTAACGTGTTGATATGACTAAGCTATTAGCAATGTCATCAAGACGCGCTAGGAATAATGGCACACGCTGGACATGCTGATTGCGGGCGGCTGAAACTTTAGTTGACAACGGCTAAGTCATTGATTTAATTAGGAAAAACGCAGTTTCAGAATGCCCCGCTTTAACGCGGAACGGTTTGGTGCGCACAAGCGTCTATCACGCGCTTGACACCTTTATTGCTCCCAATTCCCTAGTAAACCACAGGTGACAACTATCCGGCGCTAAGCTGCAATCCGATCTAGCTAAACACTCAAACAGCCCAAGGCCTGTTAATCTGTGTTAGGCGGCCCCAAAGGGGCTGCGCCTCGACAACGGATAAGGCCGCTTAAACCGTTAATAGTTTGGGAATATAATCAAGCACACTGTACAACATCAAACATAACGGGCTGATTGCCCGATGAGTGTACTCAACGCGAATTAGAATAACACTAGGGCTTGACAAGGGCTAAAATAGCGCATATATGAATATGCAGTTAGGCGATAATGCCTAGCAATTGGTCAATTGAGGTTTACAAGATGACAAACATAAAACTATCAACCTTAATGGAAAAGAAAGCCTGCACGAAGCAGGTTGAGCTATTTCGTAAACTGTTTGGCGAGCAAGTTGAATTGACGCTTGAACTAGCGCTTAAACACGCACAAGATTTTAGTGTCGATTGGTGCGCGGAAAAACTTTTAACTTCCGCCGCGTTGAAAGCTTACAACGAAACCAAGGCCACCGCGTGGAAAGCTTACACCGAAGCCAAGGCCACCGCGTTGAAAGCTTACAACGAAGCCACGGGCCCCGCGTGGAAAGCTTACGAGGAAGCCACGGGCCCCGCGTTGAAAGCTTACACCGAAGCCACGGCCACCGCGTGGAAAGCTTACACCGAAGCCACGGGCCCCGCGTCGAAAGCTTACGCCGAAGCCACGGGCCCCGCGTTGAAAGCTTACAACGAAGCCAAGGCCACCGCGTTGAAAGCTTACGACGAAACCAAGGCCGCCGCGTTTTTTAATCTCTACGGTTTTGAGGTGCAATCATGAGCAACAAACACGAAACAATGAACAAAATCATAAAACTATCAACATTGATCGAGAAACAGGCTTGCATACAGCAGGTTGAGCTATTTCGTAAACTGTTTGGCGAGCAAGTTGAATTGACGCTTGAACTGACGCTTGATCACGCACAAAATTTTAGTGTCGATTGGTGCGCGGAAAAACTTTTAACTTTCGCCGCGTCGAAAGCTTACGACGAAACCAAGGCCACCGCGTTGAAAGCTTACGACGAAACCAAGGCCACCGCGTCGAAAGCTTACGCCGAAGCCACGGGCCCCGCGTTGAAAGCTTACGACGAAACCAAGGCCACCGCGTCGAAAGCTTACACCGAAGCCACGGGCCCCGCGTTGAAAGCTTACGATGAAGCCACGGGCCCCGCGTTGAAAGCTTACGACGAAACCAAGGCCACCGCGTGGAAAGCTTACGACGAAGCCACGGGCCCCGCGTGGAGAGCTTACACCGAAGCCACGGGCCCCGCGTTGAAAGCTTACAACAAAGCCAAGGCCACCGCGTTGAAAGCTTACGATGAAGCCACGGGCCCCGCGTCGAAAGCTTACGCCGAAGCCACGGGCCCCGCGTTGAAAGCTTACAACAAAGCCAAGGCCACCGCGTTGAAAGCTTACGATGAAGCCACGGGCCCCGCGTTGAAAGCTTACAACGAAGCCACGGGCCCCGCGTGGAAAGCTTACGCCGAAGCCACGGCCACCGCGTTTTTTAATCTCTACGGTTTTGAGGTGCAATCATGAGCAACAAACACGAAACAATGAACAAAATCATAAAACTATCAACATTGATCGAGAAACAGGCTTGCATACAGCAGGTTGAGCTATTTCGTAAACTGTTTGGCGAGCAAGTTGAATTGACGCTTGAACTGACGCTTGATCACGCACAAAATTTTAGTGTTGATTGGTGCGCGAAAAAACTTTTAACTTTCGCCGCGTCGAAAGCTTACAACGAAACCAAGGCCACCGCGTGGAAAGCTTACACCGAAGCCACGGGCCCCGCGTCGAAAGCTTACGCCGAAGCCAAGGCCACCGCGTTGAAAGCTTACACCGAAGCCGGGGCCACCGCGTCGAAAGCTTACGACGAAACCAAGGCCACCGCGTGGAAAGCTTACGCCGAAGCCAAGGCCACCGCGTTGAAAGCTTACACCGAAGCCGGGGCCACCGCGTCGAAAGCTTACACCGAAGCCATGGGCCCCGCGTGGAAAGCTTACACCGAAGCCACGGCCACCGCGCGGGAAGCTTACGCCGAAGCCACGGGCCCCGCGCGGGAAGCTTACGACGAAGCCGGGGCCACCGCGCGGGAAGCTTACGACGAAGCCAAGGCCACCGCGCGGGAAGCTTACGACGAAGCCAAGGCCACCGCGTGGAGAGCTTACGCCGAAGCCACGGGCCCCGCGTCGAAAGCTTACGCCGAAGCCAAGGCCGCCGCGTTTTTTAACTTATACAAAGGATACGTATTACAATGAAAAAGGACAGGCCGTCGTTTCTTGACGCTTGGCCGTATGCCAAAATTACTGAGGTGCAAGCGTGAAAGTCATCAAAGCAGTGAATGAGAACGTGCCAAGCTTTTTGCTTGACGCGTTCGAATTGCAGGGCGGCGCGGTTTATTGGAAAGCTGGGCCACCCAACAAAACGCGCAAGCCTCACGATCACTGGGGCGAACGCGCAGGCGGCTTGCCTGTTTTAGGGCGCGGCCTGATCATCAACTACAAAAGCTACCGTTTGTTATCCAGTGACGTGGCGTTCGCCCTAAACCACGGCGGTGATTGGCCTTGGCAATTCGGCGCTGATATTCCGGCGGGAGATAGTGGCGCAGACAATCCACAATCCTGGCTCGATCTTGCCCGCAAGCGATGGAGGCTTGATGACGGTGCGCTTGTGTGGGCCACAACGCGCGGTGATGGGGCAGAAGAGGGCCAAGCGGTCAAGGGCCAACTTATGTCCGGCTTTCGCTGTGGCGTTGTTACAACGTCCGGCATGGGCTTTCTAAAAGACGATTTGATCAAACTGCTAACAAAGAAAGGTTGAAAAATGAAATGGATTGAAATTTATAAACTGCCACACGTCAACACGGCGGCGGGTGAACCCGTGGCCAGCTATAAAAATTTAGCGGGGCTTTCACGCTATGCCAAAGCGCACGGCGTCAAAGATATAGCGGGCGTTTTAAACGGCGGCGGTGGGTTTTTGAATATAGCTTTCAAAAACGGCGCGTGGACACACGTCGATTTTGCGTCTGCCGATGTCATGCGAAACTATATCCACCGCCGCCGTTTTTTGTGGAACCTAAAAGGCGGCGACGTCGGCAACAATCGCATAAGATACAAGGCGATAGGGTAAGCGAAACGCGCGGGCTAATTTCCCGCGCGTCCTATGGCAAAGCCGCCTAACCATGGCTGATGAGCATGGCGGTCTATAAGGAGAAAGTACAAATGCAAACCCTAATCGCGTTAGCCCTTGGTGTGGCCATTATTGCCGTTGTTCTCACGGCGGTTTTTGCCGTGATTGGCGCTAAGGAAATGGAAATATGCCAAGAGACGCACAACTTCGACACATGCTTCCAAGAACTAAATTGTTAGTTGACAATCCCCACGCGGGCGCATATGAAACTATGCAACAGTGGAGCTATGAGAATGAACAAAATCATAAAACTATCAACATTAGTTGAAAAGAAAGCTTGCACGAAGCAGGTTGATCTATTTCGTAAAATGTTTGGCGAGCAAGTTGAATTGACGCTTGAACTGACGCTTGATCACGCACAAAATTTTAGTGTCGATTGGTGCGCGGAAAAGCTTTTAACTTTCGCCGCGTTGAAAGCTTACAACGAAGCCACGGGCCCCGTGTTGAAAGCTTACGCCGAAGCCACGGGCCCCGCGTGGAAAGCTTACGACGAAGCCACGGCCACCGCGTTGAAAGCTTACGACGAAACCAAGGCCACCGCGTGGAAAGCTTACGCCGAAGCCACGGGCCCCGCGTCGAAAGCTTACGCCGAAGCCACGGGGCCCGCGCGGGAAGCTTACAACGAAACCAAGGCCACCGCGTTTTTTAACCTATATGACGGAGACGTATTACAATGATAAACCTACAAGAAATCGGCGACAAGGCGGCAGGTGAATTTGGCCTGTCGCTGCTTGATGATAAGCAAATTTGGGAAAGCGAAACCCCGCCCACAGCCGAAGAAATTAAAGCTGTGTGCTTTGAGGTTGCCGAGGGCAACGCCAAATCAGCGATTGCGCGAGCGGTCGGCAAGCTGGCTGAACCTATCACCCAAGATATTGACGTTGCGATTGCCGAAGACGGCCCGCTGGCCGGTCTTGACGGCGTTTTGGCAATGTACATTCAAGACGCTCAATTTAACGACCCTGATTTTATGAATATGTTTGTGGAACTTAAAAGCTGGGACGCCAAGATTGAACTGGTGCGCGAAAAGCTGCGCACGGTGTGTTTGAAATATAAGTTCAAGCCGTTGACCGTTGCGCAATTGCTCGCCTACGTGAACAGTGACCCACGGCTTGAAGGTTCGGCCAAGGCAGTGTCGGCGCTGGACTACGAAGGTGCGTCTGATGTGTTTGTGCAAAACGAAATGCTGCCAATTCCAGAAGCGCTTAAGCGCGTCAAAACGGTAAAGCCCGCCCCCGCGCCAGCCGTGGTTGATACGTCGTTCTTTGACGACGAACCCTCAATCCCCGCCGTCGGCCAAGTGCCTGTTACGTTTATGCGCCGCGAAGCGCCTGCCAGTGGCCCGCGTCTTTGTGCGCTGGCCGCTGCGGCGGGCATTCCTGATCAGGATATGGCCAGCTTGTTGAACGTGTCGAAGTCGTTTTACTCGCTGATCAGGTCGGGCAAGCGCCCATGGAATGGCATGAAGCCAGATCGTGTCGAGGCGCTTAAGCTGGAACTCGAAGCCCGCAAAGAAATTATCGACGAACTGGCCGCTGAATTGGAAGCGGGCTTTGTCACAAAAGCCACGCCCGCTCTATCGGGTTAAGGTGAAGGGAGTGGAATGATGGCAGAGGCAATCACAAAACCGCAACTGGCTGCTTTTTGGCTTTCTGAGTATGCATCCAAGCACCATTGTTGCTTGTGTGGAAACTCCGGAATAATTGATAATCGTGGGAAAGTGTTTACGCCTACGGGTTTCGAATGTGGTGATAGAGTTTTTTGCATTTGCCCAAACGGGCGGGCAATAAAAAGAAGAGGAGAAATTTTGAAATGACCCAACACACACCCGAAGTTCAGGCTTTGATTGATGCGTTGAAGGATGCCCGCGAGTATGTATCATCAGAAAGTTGTATGGAGAGAATTGACATTGCCCTCGCCGCGCTCACACCAAAGCCTGAGAAGGTTTATGTGTTGCCAACGTTAAAAGATCGAATGCCGGAGCAGATTGCGTTTTGCAAAGAATGGGGTTTTTACGATGATGGATGGAATACACTCCGCGAACTCACCGCCATTGAACCGCCTGCGCAGAAATGGAATATGCCAGAGTGGAATGAGGTGGAAACAAGCGACGAATGTTTTTTCTTTGGCCCGCCGGGGCTTCGGGTTACCGAAGGAACATTTAACGCTTTCCGCGACAAAATAATGGCTATGAACAATTGAACAACCACCCGCAGCAACAGGTGGTTACGTTAAATCTGCCCATTCCGCCGTCAGTAAATTCCGCGTTCGTGGCGCGGCATGGTTCACACCGCACCGCCAAATCAGGCACTCATTTATTTTGGTTGCGCTGTGTCGAGGAAGAAATTTTTGCGCTGACCGAAGCACACACAAAGCCATTGCCACAGTGCAACGGCACGTCTTACGGCTTGTGGATTGACGTGCCTGCAATCATGCGCGGCGATATTGATAACCGCGTCAAGTTGTTATCTGATATGTTGGTGTCGCTTAAAGTTGTGCCGGATGATAAGTTGATGCGCCATCTTTATGTGACCAAGGCGCACGGGCTGCAAAAAGATCGGTGTGAATTGGCCGTGGTCGGTTTCACCGCATGGACTGATTATGTGATGATGAGGATTGGATGATTGAAAAGCTTGAGCCTTATCAGTTGCGCGGCGCTGCGTTTCTCGGCTCCAATTATCGTGCGTCGATATTCGACGAGCCGGGGCTTGGCAAGACAGCGCAAGCCATCCGCGCCCGTGAAATAATCAAGGCCGAACGTACAGTCGTGATCTGCCCGGCGGGCGCACGGCAAGTCTGGCCTTATCAAATGAAGCTGTGGGGCCGTGACAACGCAAGAGTTGTGAAGGCGGATAGCGTGTTTGATCTTGTGGCGTGGCAACGCGGTCGCGCTGACATGTTGGTTATGTCCTATGAGCAGGCGGTGAACTGGCAATCGGATTTGCGCAGTGATCTATTTGACTGTTTGATCATCGACGAAAGCCAATATTTGAAAAACCCGGAAGCCAAGCGCACCAAGGCGATAGTCGGTGACGACGGAACAGGCAAAGGCGCAATCGCGGGCATGGCTGGCCATGTGTGGACACTGACAGGAACACCAATCAAAAACGACCCCGCCGATTTATGGGTTCCGTTGCGGTTGGCCGGGGCCACGCCCTTAAGCTTTACCGCGTTTCAAAAACGCTATTTCCGCCAGCGTGTCGGCACGTTCTCAGTGTCAAATGTTGTGAAGCCGGAAGCTTTGGCCGAATTGCAAGCCCTGATTGCCAGTATGTCACTGATGCGCACATTCGAGGACGTCGGCACAGAACTACCGCCCATCCGGCTTGACGTGCTGCCTGTGGACGGTGACGACCGCGCCGTGACCGATTATCTTAGTCAATACCCCGGCCTGTCTGACCGCATTTTAGCTTCAATCGAAGCCGACGGCAAGCTGGCCTTTGACGATAGCACGCACATCTCAACCTTGAGGGCGCTGATCGCCGAGGCCAAGGCCCCCGGCTATGCCAGGCTGATCACAGAAGAATTGAAGTCAGGCACGATCGACAAGCTTGTGGTGATCGGCATTCACCGCCGCGCCATTGAGATTATCACGGAACACTTGAACACGCACGGCATACGCGCCTCAGCCATCACAGGCGGCACAAGCGAAGCCCAGCGCGAGGCCACAGTGCACAGTTTTCAGGATGAACCAAAGGGTGTGCGCGTGATTGTCGGCAACATCACAGCAGCAGGCACGGCGCTAACATTGACCGCTGCGTCACGGTTGGATATGTTTGAAAGCTCATGGACGCCCGCCGACAATGTGCAAGCGGTGCGCCGCATTCGCCGCAAAGGCCAGACCAAGCCGACGTTTGCCCGTTTTGTCATGCTGCTCAATAGCTTTGACGACGCGGTGGCGCGTATCGTGACACGCAAGGCCAACACGATTATCACGATTACTGCAAAAAATAATTTAGGCGAAGCCATGGCACAAAAGGAGAAAGTCGCTTGACACGAAACCCCGAATGCGCATATAAATTTATGCACACGGATTAACCGCAACAGGAGAACGAGAAATGAAACTAACGTTGACAATTGAAACCCAAGACCCGGCAGAGTTGGCGCGTGTTGCGCAAGCCCTGAACGGCGTTGATATTGGGCCACAGGAGACGCAAGCCACAAAACCGCGCCCGTCGAAGGCCGCAGCTTCGCCTGCCCCTGTTGCGGAAACGAAAGCGCAACAGACGACGGCTGCCGTATCTGTGGAGCAGGCCCCAACGGCTGACGCTTCGAGTGAACCCCCAACGCCCGCAGCGTTGAACACGGCGGTCAACGCAGCGTGTGCCCGGCTTGGCAACGGTGGCCCGGCCAAGGTGAAAGCCTACATCGCGGCCAACTTCACCAAACCCGACGGCACGCCCGGCGGTTTAATGTCCACCGCCGACGCGCAGAAGTCTAAGTTGCTTGCTGCGCTTAACCAAATCGCAGCCGGCACCCTGCCCCTGTGATCAACCCACTGTTGAAAGGATATGAAAATGCCTAAACCACATAACCCGATTGACGACTTGCGAACTTCGCTTAAAGAGATCGCGGCTTACATAGGCCCTGACGTTGCAAGCGAGGTTTTGGCCGATGAATACGGCGTTACTGACGTCGCGTTGATGCCCCCAAATCAAGTTTTGGGTGCACTTGATTTACTGCACGAAATCGCTACCGACATGGGCGAACCTGCCCCACAGAACGCGGGCGAAACTGCGCCTATGGTCGCCGCAACAGAAGACCCGGCAAATGACACAGGACACTAAAACGCATTTGACGTTTGGTGGTTCATCCGCGCACCGTTGGTTACGGTGCGCGGGTTCTGTGCAGCTTGCCGCAACGCTGCCCCCACAGATTGAAAACGAACATATGCGGCGCGGGACACACGCCCACGCGCTGCTTGAACTGGCAGTGCGTGAGCGCCGCGATAGCGTTTTGGATTTCGACGGCCAGTCGGTGCTTGCGGGCTTTGAGCCGCTTGACCAGTCCGACGTTGAAGCCGTGCAAGTGGCACTTGATTATGTAAACAACATTTTGGCGTCGTCTAAAGACCATGAGCTTTATGTTGAGCGTCAAGTCACCTTAAGCGAAGATGTTGGCGGCACGGCTGACGTGGTTATTTATGACCCGGAAACACAACGCCTGCACGTCATCGACTATAAACACGGCGTTGGCCATTATGTCGAAGCCGAAGGCAACCCACAGCTTAAGCTTTACGCTGCGGCGACCCTGTTTGGTTTTGAGGGTGTGAACATCAAAGCTATTTACGCGACGATTATACAACCTCGTTGCCAACGCGGTGAGCCTATCCGCACAGCGGTTTATGGCGTTGGCGATCTCATGGGTTACGCCGATGAGGTCGAAGGTGCGGTTGCTGCCGCCTGCGCAGACAACCCTGTGTTTACGCCCGGCGATGAGCAGTGCCACTGGTGCCCGTGCGCTCATATCTGTCCGGCGCTTCATGGTGAAGTAGTCGTGACGGCTAAATCAGCTATGGCTGTTGTAAGTTCAAAACCTTTTACTGATGCTCAATATACTCGGATTGAATTGCCTTCCGCCGACGCAATACGGCAAGACGTTTATGCCTTATCCGAAACGCTTAAGGCTGCGTCGATTATTCGGTCTTGGCTTGACGCGGTGGAAGATCACGCGGAGCAGTTTATGCTGGCAGGCAACACCCTGCCCGGCTTCAAGCTTGTGCAGAAACGCGCCAGCCGCAAGTGGACTGATGAGGCCGAAGTGGTCAAGTGGTTTGCAAATCAGACCATGCTTGACGCGGATGCGTATCAACCCCGCAAACTGTTGTCGGTCGCCAAAGCCGAAGCCGCTGTCAAAAAAGCAGGCGGCAAAGACAGTGTCAAAGCCATGGCTGGCTTTGTCATAAAAGAAAGTTCGGGCCTTAAGCTCGTTCCCGAAACGTCGGCGGGTGAAGCCGTTTCCGTTTCTCAAGTCACGGCCCTGTCCGGGGGTTCGCCGGACGATACGTTGAATTAGGAAAAGCGATTATGAACCTTGTAAACTCGAAAATTACCGAACAACAAATGACGCAACTTTGCGCCAAGCGCCCCGTGCGCGTGGCCGAGGGCGGCGATATTATGACCGGGCCAGTGCGGCTGTCATTTGCGTCGTTGCACGAAAAAACCGCCGCCACCAACACGGCTGCAACACCTAAATATCAAACGGCGTTGTTGTTTCCTCACAAAAACATAGCAGTGTTTATGCAAGCACTGACCGCTGCGGTTAAAGAATTTTACCCGCATGTCACTGACCCCGGCTTGATGCTTGACCGTTTTAATAAGTCCCATGCCGTGCGCGATGGGGCTTTGAAAGTGTCGGCGTCGGAAGGCGGGCGCAACGCGCAAGGTAAAACCACGGAAGGCTATGCCGTGGGTTATCCATGGATTAACCCCAAATCGGGCAACGCAATCCCATGCTATTACAATCTGCGCGGGGTTTGGGTTCCGGCCATGCCCGATGAGATCGCCAAGATATTTTATTCCGGCGCATGGGTTGACGCCAAGGTCAAGATTATAAAAAACCACGTGAGTTCGCCGGGCGTAAGCTTGGGCTTGCAAGGCGTGTGGAAGCTGGCGGATGATAACACGTTTGGTGGTGGCGGTGCTTCTGCGGGTGAAGGTGGCGACGCAGGTGACGCCTTCGCAGCCGAAGACCCTAACCAAATCATGCAACCGAATGACGTGGCTTCAACTGAGGATTGGGGTTGAGGCTACACCTCGATTTTGAAACGCGCTCCGCCTGCAACATCAAAAAGGCGGGCGCGGTTCGCTATGCCATGGACACAACCACAGAGGTTCTGTGCGCTGTGTTTAAGTTCGATGGCGAAGATGCTTTCCACACATGGCGGCGGGGCGACCCGCCGCCTATCCGATTGATTGAAGCTGTGCGCCAAGGGGCCACAGTCGTAGCGCACAACGCAATGTTTGAGTTGGCGATTTGGACTTACGTCTGCGAAGCCAGAATGGGTTGGGGCAAATTGTCGCCGCACCAAATGGATTGCACCATGGCGCGGGCGCATGTCATGTCGCTGATGGGTTCGCTAGACGGTGCCAGTACGTTGATGCGGGTCGATCAACGCAAAGATAAGGTTGGTTATGCGATCATGCTGCGCATGTGTACACCGCGCAAGCCCACCAAAGATGAAAACCCCGATAAGCTTTATTGGAACGAAGATTTTGAAGATTTTGAACGGCTCTATGATTATTGCCGTCAAGATGTGGCGACCGAATGCGCGCTGGACGCGGCGCTGCCGCAGCTTTCGGCTTCCGAACGTGACATTTATCATTTTGATTTGGTTGTGAACTTCCGTGGGTTCCGATTGGACACGGAGCTTATGCGCAAGGCCGACGCTTTTCTTGACGTGGCCAAGCTGCGCGTCGATGCTGAGTTAAACCAGATCACAGACGGCGCAGTGCCAAAGGCCACGCAGCTCGCAAAGCTTAAGACGTGGATGATCGGTCGTGGCATTCCTGTCGAAAGCATGGCCAAGGGCGACATAGAGGACATTATAGATCATGCGAGAATTTTTGAAGATGTTTACGCGGAACGAGCCGTCAACCTTAGAAGACTCGGCGCAAAAGCAACTAGCCTTGCTAAGTACGGGTCTGGACTTCGATGCGTTGGATTTGACGAGCGGGCGCGCGGCTTGCTTAATTACCACAAGGCCAGCACTGGACGGTGGGCTGGAAGTTTATATCAACCCCATAATCTTGAACGAATAGACCCCGACGAGGATATGCCGCTGGTCGAGCAGATGATACATTTGTTGCGCAACGCCGCGTCGCCCGAAGATGCTGTCGCGTGGTGCGAGTTGTCAGGTTTGGAGCCTATGCGAGCGATTGGCAAATGCACACGCGCCATGATCGTTGCAGCGCCCGGCCATGAACTTATCGGCTGCGACTATTCAAACGTGGAAGGTCGTGCGTCAGCTTGGTTGGCCAACGAGACATGGAAGCTTGACGCTTTCCGAGCCTACGATGCAGGCACCGGGCCTGATCTTTATAAGTTGGCTTATTCCAAGTCATTTGGTGAACCTGTCGAGACAATTGGCAAGGGGCCGAAACGCCAGATCGGCAAGGTGCAAGAGCTGGCGCTGGGGTTCCAAGGTGCCGTTGGGGCTTTCATGTCCATGGGTGCGAACTATGGCGTGAAGCCGGGCGGGTTGCTTGCTGCGGTAAAGCCCGCCGCCACGGTGCAAGGATGGGAAACTGCCGCCGCCAAGTATCAGAACAGCAATAAGTTTGGACTTGATATAGAACACTGGACGGCATTTCGTTATGTCGTGGATGGCTGGCGGTCAGGCCACCCCAAGACTGTGCAATGCTGGTGGGATATTCAAGATGGTTTCATTGAGGCCGTCGCGAACCCCGGTGAAATGGTGACACTGTTTGACGGCAAGATCAAAATTTATTGCCAGCGCAACCGAACGTTTCTTTATATGTATTTGCCGAGCGGCAGGCCCTTGGCTTATTTCCGCCCCCGGCTTAAAGAAAAAGTTGAGACAATCACAAGCGCCGATGGTGATACCTATGAACGCGCCCGCAAACAGGTCGTTGTTGAAGGTTGGGATAGCCGCGCTAACAAGTGGGGCGACGTCTATCTTTACGGCGGCATGGAATGGGAAAACGCCGTGCAGGCACTATCAAGAGATTTGCTTGTGCATGGCATGATGAATTGCGAACGCGCAGGCTACCCTGTTGTGCTGCACGTTCATGACGAAGGTGTTTACGAAGTGCCGGAAGACACTGGCGACACCGAGGAAATCAAACGCCTCATGGCCGTACTGCCCGCATGGGCCAAGGGGTTTCCGTTAACAAGCGCAGCGTGGCGTGACAGGAGATACGTAAAATGAAAATGGAAGTGCTAGAACTGAACATCAGTCAAGAGATGGTTAATGACCTTGAGAAGTTGGTTACTGGAATTAGGACATTCCGCGCCGGAGACGGTTGGTGTGTATTATACGAAGATGGTTTGCAAGGCGACGTATTGGGTTTCGGCCCGACATTGCGGTTAGCTGTTCACGACCTTTACAATAACTTTGCGGATGAACAAGAACGAAAACGCAAAGTTGACACATAACAAGTTGCATATTAACGTATGCACAAAGAGGGGACTACATGAAACACAAAGCCCATGCTGAATTGGTTGTTCGGATGAAAGCCGAAGCGCGTGACTTCACGCTGCAAGAAATATATGAACTTGTATGCCAACCGCCGCACATAAAGAACCTTGAGGTGAGCAAGTTGCACCGCCGCATATCCCGCGCCATTGGCGAAGCTCGTGCCGCGCTTAAGCGCGAAGGTTATTTGCTTGTGCTGGGCGATCTGCGCCACAGCTATAAAGCCATCAAGCGCACAAGGCGCTAGCCGCATGGGGGGCGTGCTTGAGGCAGCGCTGGCGTGGGCAGAGCGCGGGTTCCGTGTGTTTCCAATCACGCCCGGCGATAAGGTTCCGCCGAAGGGCATGACTTTTAAAACCGAAGCCACGCTGGACGCGACCAAAATAAAGTCTTGGTGGGCGTTTAACCCAAGTTATAACTACGGGGTGGCGGCTGGCCAAGGGCTTATGGTTGTTGACGTGGACAAATCGAAGAATGGTTTCGCTTCGCTGATCGACCTTGATTTGCCTCTCGATACATTGACCGTGCGAACGCCCGGCGGTGGTTTGCATCTTTATTTCAACGGCCCTGACGTGGCCAACTCGGTTGATCGCATTGCGCCGGGCATAGATATTCGTTCAGCCGGAGGTTACGTCGTGGGGCCGGGCAGTTTCTTTGCCGACCCCGGCGGCAAAAAAGGTTATACCGGAAGTTACACAATCGAGAACGGTTGTGCACCTCTGGTTGCCCCTACCGCTTTCACTCTTGCCGCTGGCACACCCAAGACCCGCGAAGGTGGGCCTGCCGTGTCGCTGGACGAACCAGACGACATTGTGTTTGCTATGCACTATCTGCTTAAAGACGCACCAATCGCTATAGAGGGCAGAGGCGGCAACAACACAACCTATGCGGTGGCTGCGCGGGTGATTGAAATAGGAGTGTCGGCACCCTTGGCCGCTGACCTTATGGCCGAGCATTGGAATGATAGGTGTCAGCCGCCTTGGGAGAAGGCAGAGCTGGTCACGTTCTGCACCAACGCTAAGAACTATGCTCAAAACCGCCAAGGCTCTGCAAGCGTGTCCTTACTGGCCGCAGAAGGGGGTGACGCAACCGACGCACTGGCCCCCACTCCGCCAAAAAGTTCCGCAGGTAAATTCGACAAGGTGTTCTCGCAGCGCACTTTAACCCCGATTGACCTTATCCCGGCGCGGCAATGGGTCATGCACCGTTTGCTTATGCGCCAAGAGGCAACCGTCATGGCTGGGCCGGGTGGTGTGGGCAAGTCCGGGTTCTCGCTGGCTGTTGCTGCGCACGGTGCCGCAGGTCGCAGTTTCGCGGGGTTTCTTGTGCCACGCCCTTTCAAAACTATAGTTTACAATCTCGAAGATAGCCGACACGAAATGGAAGCGCGGCTTTACGCCGCATGTGCGACTTACGATTTAGACCCCCGTGAGGTGGAGAAGCACGTCCTGCTATGGCCGGGACGCGAACAACGGTTCCGGCTGATCAACCGCGACCATAGTTTTGCCATGCCCGATATTCAGGAAGTGGCGCGGCTGGCGCGGTCGGGAAGCTTTGACGTGATCTCACTTGACCCGTTGGTGTCACTCCACCACGAAGAGGAAAATAGCAATACGGCCATGGGCGAGGTCATGGACGCTGTGAATGGGCTTGCACGCCTTGCTAATGCTGCTGTGCTGGCCTTGCACCACACGCCCAAGGGCATAAGGCAGGCAGGGTCAAGCGACGCTGTGCGGGGCGGCGGCGCGGTTGTGAACGCAGTTCGCATTGCCAGCACTATTTATGCCGCTGACGAGGCCGACGCTGCGCTTTATGGGTTGGGTGAAGGATATAAAGCAAAGTTTATACGTGTTGACGACGCCAAGCAAAACAACGCCGCCATGGAAACCAAACCGATGTGGCTTGAAAAGCAAAGCTTCCCGCTGCCGAACGGTGACACAAGTTACGCGCTGCGGGTTGTTGACCAGTCCACGTCGGCGCGTGGCGAAGCCGTTCTAATCGCAACGGTGTTGGTTCAACACATGGCGGCGGCGGGTTCGATGCACATGGCCACGCATGACGCGGCTAAGGTTCTGGTTACGGCTGACCCTTATTTCCGTGACAAGGTTCCGGCGTCTGGCGATCTGCGCCACGTCAAGGCGCTTGTTGAACTGCGGTTATCACAGCCCGTGAAGCTTGATACAGGTGAGATCATCCGCGCCAAGGCTATGACGGAACCCGGTGCGGCCAGCGCCAGAATGTTTATTGAATTAAGTTAGGCTTGTTTGACCCATATCTGAGAATTTTCGCCGCTTTCAATGCCGTCCACGATAGCGTAACCGTTAAACCACGGGACGAGAATGCCATTGTTCCGAGGGTCGGGGATAATGCCAGGGGCGGGGTCGTGAGAGGATACAGGGTCATAAACGTAATATCGAAAAGCTTCTGCGTCGGACGATATTTTAAGCTGGCAACCGTTGACAGGAATAACGCCTGCCGTGGTGATACGTGTCCATGCCGCTGGGGCTGCGAGCGCTTGGGTGCCGATGACCGTACCCGCCGCAGACGCAGGGCCGTGGACTTGAATAAGTTGCGCGGTGATTGTCATTGTGTTCTCCGGTTCTGTCTATTCGCTTTGACCTTGGCCGAGGCGGCTTCCATCAAAGCGTTTTGAAAGTCTTGCCTCATGCCGTGAAGTTCATCCACGATGGCGTCAAACCGTTTGCCGAGCCGATCTTCAACGTCGCGGATAAAACCATTCTTGGCATAGTTTTCCGCAACTTCAAGCTTGTAATCAGATAATTGGTCAGCGGTCTTCTCCGCTTTTTCAAGTGCAGATTTAGACACGGACGACACTCGCGTTTCAACCCTATACCATAACCCGCCCACAAGCGTTAACACAGTGAGCATGGTCGCCACATCAGGCAAAGTTAGGGGCTGGTCGATCATTGGTGCCGCCTGCTAAATAGTAAATCCAGAATGCCGCCGCCTATTTTTTCGGTAGGCGTCAAATCATGAGGCCTTGTGTAATTTGTGACTTTGCAAAATGCGCAGACGGTTAGGTGACCGACCGGGATGCTTGTGCATCCGGCCAGCGCCAAAACCACTGCGCATAATGCAAGGGCGCGTATCACTTTGCCGTGATCATCTTAGTCGCTTTAAAACGACCAATGACTGCTTGCAACCCGCCGAAAGCAGAAGCAAGGCCAGCCGCAGCAACGAACACGGTTTGCCCGGCGGTAACAGCGGAACCAACGTCGCCCGCTTTCAGCGCCATGTAGACAGCGATTGAACCGCCGACGACGGCTTGCAAGCCGCCCCAAATGGTTTGGCTTTTATACCAAGGTGTTGTGTTGGTCATGTCCATGTGAGTTTCCTTTGGTGGGTTAACAGGGGTAGTTGCTGGAGCAGGTTTAACAGTTGGCGCGGGGGGAGGCAAGGGGCCGCTGATCGCCACGTCCCACAACGCCAATTCCTTAGCCCGCCGATCATGTATGCCTGTACTAACTACAAGTGCCTTATTTGCGTCGCGGTGTTTATCCCACGTCATAAACTGCCGCGCCGCCTCTTGATAATCCCCGGCGTTATAAGCGGCGAGCATAGCTGAACGGGCGAAACTCCCTATTCCTTCCTCGTATGTGAAACTGATAAAGGACTTTAGCACGCCCGGTGTGAGCCGCCCGGTGACAACTTTTTGTATCGCTGCACTGGTCGCGGCTATGTGGGTGTCAAGCCATGCGTCAGCCTGCTCTCTTGTGCAAGTGTCCGTCGCCACGACGGCAGTCCCATCGGGTTTTATGTTGGTGCCCCAGCCAACCGCATAGCGGGGCGTACCGTCGGGGTGAACGCCATCGAGGTAGGCAGACGACCTGAACGCCTCAAAACCCTGTATAAGCTCGCGCGTGCCTTCTGGCACGGGCATAAGCGCAACATGCACAGGCACAGGCACAGGTGCGGGTGCGGACGTCCCATAGTTGATACGTGAAAGCCAAGCAGCTTTATCCCCGCATTTTATACCGGGGCAAAGCTTATGAGTTGTGCGAGGGTCTTCTTTGTGAAGGTGGAAGTTTGTTTCGTCGGCGGTTTTGTTCAGGCCGATACTATAAAGCGCACTTAGTAAGCGGGTTGCGGCTACGCGCATCACATCGGGAAACGGGTCAAGCGTAAAGTCACCAACCATTTCGACGCCCCAGTAATCATGGTTATAGCTCGGTGAATGCGTGCCGCGTTTCCACGCAGGCCATACCGCCATGATACTGCCCGTTGGCGTCACAAGAAAATGCGGCCCGCCTGTGAAGTTGCGGGCAACCCAATCAACTGACATATTGCGAACATGTTGTGCGGCGCTTATTTTTTCCCAATCCGGAATACGCCCGGTGTTGTGGAGTACGGCACCAAGCGGCGTCCAGCCGCTCGTTTTCAAAGCAGGCACGATTATGTTTTTGCAGTAAGCGTCAAACGCATCCGGCGTAAATTCTTGAAGGACTAAACCTTGCATTTCTGGCATGATAATTTCCTACGATGAAATTCTATAATCGAATGTTTCTGTTCCGGCGGCGGCAGCGCCGTTCGCTGTTGCCACAGTGAATGATGCATTGGCGGTTTTTGCTGAAATGTACAAAGCCTTGATGCTCCCCATAAGCGTTGCGGCTGCTGCGTTCGTTGGAGTCAAATATACTTTGCTGCCAGCCGCAATATTTGCGTTCGTGATAACGAGATTTACCGCTGCTGTCATAGCGAACTGCCCGTTAAGCGGGCCAACGCCAACAATGTTTTCGGACGTATAACAGTTTACCGCCGCCGCCCCAATTGCGTAAGGAAGGCCAAGCGCACCAAAGGCTGCAAGATTATTCCCTGTAAGCCCAATGTTTTGATTTGTTGCATCATTCTCGATGCGAATGCCCCACTTGCCCGTAGGGTTGGAGTGAGTTATCGTGTTTCCTGAAATCAAACCGCGATTGTTATTGGTATCGATGTACACCGCGAAAATTTGGGAGAACTCAGCTATATTATTGCCAGTCACGGAAAAATCTGAATTGTTTCTTATGGACACAGGAATATCGCCGCCGCTCAACACATTGTTGGACACAGAGAGTTTCGGTACAGAGCTTTCAACCTTAATACCTGTCCCGGCTCCCCCCGCTACAAGGTCGATCGTATTCCCGTAAATGTTGAACTTACCTAGTGCGGTTGGCCCTGCTTGCGTGACGACAACCCCTATGGCAGTGGCGGTGGCGGCGTTTGACATGGTGACAGAATAAGGAAATGCCGACCCAGAAACCGAAACGATAGTCGTTAACGCGGGAATTCCCGCACCAGTTATGGTTTTACCGACTGCAATGCCGTTTATATTTGTCACGTTTGTGAGAGTTGGGGAAGCGTTCGTAGTAGAGCAGGAGAAAGAACCCACCACAGTAGCGAGAACATGAACCCCGTTCCCCGCAACGTTTACGATTGTGTTTCCGGCCACTGTTATATTTTTTGTCTTTGGCGTTGTACCAGCGAAGCCGCCTGCGTCTTGAATATATATGCCATCAAGGACTGTAACGCCATCGCCTTCAATAACGTTGCCGCTTATGGTCGCGTCATAAGCGCTGATTAAAGCGATGTGTCCAAAATCTGCGACACTTGAACAATTCAGAAGAAGATTGTTTGATATAATAAGACTTCTAAATTCGCCGCCAACTGTAATGCCTCTAGCTTCACAAGTGTTTTGGGAAATGATTATATCGCCTGTGTAGTTCAATGGCGCAAAGTCCAGTTCGAGGTGAATACCGTTGCCTTGTGAGGTGGACGTTGTAACTTGTGCTCCTCTGCGGGTTTTATTGCCAAGAATAAAAACATTTCTTCC